AGACCCTCATTCCTTCATCTGTCCAAAAGGAGATTGAAGAATTAGTGTCTATTGCAGCCAAGGACAAGAAGGCAGAGATGGAAATCAAGGTGCTTGCAGGTCAAATTCAGACAAAGGATACTGCGGATCGTATCGTCAAGGCTATTCAGACGATCGCAGTCGGAGAGTACACAGACGAACACCGTGCGACCTTCAGTTACTCCGATGGTCTGCGTGTCAATGTGTTTGGACCTGAAAACATTCTCAAGGTCTGTAGCACCAATAGTTTCCGCGGAGTCCCTCTGGAAGTAGAGAGAAAGAGGCGTTACTTTGACGTTCCCGGAAACACCGGTGGAAAGGATATCATTGATGTTCCCGATCTACGACTACGATTCACGCTTCGTCACGAAGACCCTTTGCGAAAGGACTTTAGTGGTTCACCCATGGACCCGGCATCCCACTTGCGAATCCTTCATCGCAAGTCGTGGGTAACCTCGGATAGGCTTCTCCGCGTAGATATGTCTATGGTCAAGACCAAACAAAAGCAACACAAGACGTTTCCAGATGTTCTTCGACAGACACCCACCTATGAATTGGAAGTCGAGGTGATCAATCGCGATACGCCTGCGAAAGAGATCCTCCAGTCCATGTTTCGAAACGTAGAACCACTTGTTGCTGCCTTCCAACAGTCTACCTTTCTGATTACCGAGTCCGATCGTCAGAGATACATGATGGAGATGGAATCCACCAAAATGCGGTTTATCAATCCAGTCACGATGGAGCGTCGCCATCTCCTTGCTGAGCGGCCTCACAACATTCTGTCGGGGTACACAGTGACCAACAAGGCAGATGGTGAACGCTGTATGTTGGTTGTTGCACGAGACAAGCGCCTTCTACGTTGGTCTCGTGATGGACGTATTGCCTGGACAGGATTGGTGGCTACCAAAGATACACATATCGGGGATGTTATGGATGGCGAATACATCTATCAGCGAAATCTCTTCTGTATCTTTGATGCCTATCACTTCCGAGGAAAGAACATCCTACGTCTACCATTGATGACGACCGACGATGACGTCTCCAAGGATCCATTGAAGAGTCGTCTAGGATGTGCCCATCAGTTTGTAGAGGATCTTAAGAAGGACTTTGCCGTGTCGTCTGCACGAACGCCATTGAGAATTGAGACCAAGATGTTCCTTGCGGGAAATGGACCTGCAATGGAACAGGCTATTCGCACAATCCTGGATACCAAGTTCGAGTATATGACGGATGGTCTTATCTTTACACCCCGTGCGTCACCGGTAGCACCCATTACTGAGCGCAGAGGCGATACATGGTTGCGTGTCTACAAATGGAAGCCTGCAGATCAGAACTCTATCGACTTCCTGGTGAGTTTCAAGATGGGAGAGAGTTATGACCCTGTGTTGGGACAGCGTGTTGTTCGTGGTAGTCTGTATGTGTCTCGTACTCCGGGTTCGGATGTTGTCTATCCATGTGAGACACTCACGGGTGAATACAAACAACCCGATATCCCCGCAGAACTACGGGTTGTATCCGAGACGCGAGACAGGGCACCCTCACCCTTCCAACCCTCGACTCCCAAGTCACCCGATGCCTATCAGATTCTCATTCCCGTGAATGCAAAGGGTGTTCCTGTAGATTTGGAGGGTAATCGCATAGAGGACAATACAATCATCGAGTGCTCACGTGATGTGGAAAAGGGGCGCTGGAGAATCATGCGGACACGATACGACAAGACCTATCAGTACAGGGTTCTCAGTCAGGCACAGTTTGGAAACGACATCAATGTTGCAGAATCCATCTGGACCAACATTCACAATCCCGTCACAGAGGATATGATTCGTACTCTCTACAGCAGTCCACCCAGCGATTCCTTTGAGGATGAACTCTACTACCGCGATAGTTTGGAGGCACGTGATCGTGTGATGCGTGATGTGATGGACTTTCACAACAAAATCAAGGAGGGTCTCTACCAAAGCACTATCAAGAAGGGAGATACACTCTTGGAGTTGGCGGTTGGTCGTGCGAATGATCTTCACAAATGGCGCAAGACCAAACCCTCCAAGATTGTAGGCATTGACCTCTCGCGTGGAAATCTAGAAGGTGTTCGTCAAGGAGCGTGTGTGAGATATCTGCAAGAGAATGCGAAGGAAAAGTTGCCTCCCGCGTTGTTCATTGAGGGAAACATGACACAACCTCTTCTCCAGCAGGACAATCGCTATCTGAAGATGTTGGACAAGCAAGAACCTGCACCCACGGAATATCTTCAGAAGTTTGTGGGACTTACAGAATTTGATGTGATCTCTTGTCAGTTTGCGATTCACTATGCATGTGAATCTGAGGAGACCTTCCGAACATTCGTGGGCAATCTCACACGCCATGGAAAGGGGATGTTCTTTGGAACCTGTATGGACGGGCAATCTGTCTACTCACTGCTGCTTGGTAAGGAAGGGCATATCTTCCGTTCCAATGATCGGGTGTTTGGAGAATTCACCAAGGACTATGCAGATGGAGATGGTTGGACAGAGGAATTTGGAAAAGCAATTCACGTGAAGTTGGAAAGTTTTGAGAGACCCACAAAGGAGTATCTAGTTCCCTTTGGAAAGGTCACAGAGATTCTCAAGGAGAACGGATTTGAGTTGATTGAAAGCACGCTGTTTCGGGATGAGTATGCTGCACAGACTCGGTATGTGTTGACAGGAGACATCCAGGCCTTCTCCTTCCTCCACCGTGGATTTGTGTTCAAGAGAGTCGCAGAGCCTCCCAAGCCCAAGGAAGAAGAACCTCAACAGGAAGTGGAGGTTCCTGTTGTTTCACAGACCGAAGAGCAGAAACCGGCAACCAAAGAAGAGAAGAAGAAATCCCAAGACCTTGCAGATGCCCTGCGCAAGTATTGGGATAAATATGGATTTGTGGAGGATGAGCCCAAAGAGATCATGCGAGAACGAGTCATGGATAATGAAGAGTTCACTCCCAAGGAACGAGCATTGTTAACAGGTGAACCCATCACAGAAGCGGAAGCCGCAGAAATGAAGCCCAAGAAGAAGCGTGTCTTGAAGGCAAGGATTCCAAAGGAAGAGGAAAAGAAACCTGAAGAGGAGATTGTGTACTTCTTCACAGGCAATCCCGCATTGAACGACAATCGCTTCCTCAGTAACATGTACGAGGCTCCTATTCAGATTGATGGAGTCACCTTTCCAACTGTGGAACATTACTTCCAGTGGTCCAAGGCCAAGCAGTTTGGAGATGCTGCGATGCAGGCCAAGATTCTCAAGTCCGAGAGTCCAAAGTCTGCAAAGGCCTATGGAAAGAAGGTGAAACCCTTTGATCCCGAAGTCTGGGGTGGAATGGCCGTGAATGTGATGAAGACTGCAGTCAAAGCCAAGTTCATGCAACATCCTGAACTGCTGGACAAACTCCGAAAGACAGGTACCAAACTATTAGCAGAAGCCGATCCTCGTGGAAAGTTCTGGGGCATTGGAACATCAGCAGACACCTCCAAGGCCAAGGACTCCTCGCGTTGGCCCGGGAAGAACATGATGGGAAAGATTCTGATGGAGTTGAGAGATGAACTTAAGGAATAAATGGAACTATAGAACAATGCAGATATTCGTGAAGACACTTACCGGAAAGACGATTACATTGGATGTTGAGCCAAGTGATACGATTGAGGCTATGAAGGCAAAGATCCAGGACAAGGAGGGCATCCCACCCGATCAGCAACGTCTTATTTTTGCTGGGAAGCAGTTGGAAGACCAACGCACGTTAGCAGATTACAATATCCAGAAGGAGTCAACCCTGCATTTGGTGTTGCGTCTTCGTGGAGGTTTCAAAACGGATTTGTAAGTCTCCAATACAGAGACATCCCCAACAGCAGTAAAAATGGCACGCTTCTATCTACGCTTCTTTCATCACGGTGTGGAGGTGGATTGGTATCATCTCGACTATGAGATGCTGGACTATGTCTTGGAGAATGTCTATGATATGTGTGGACCTATCTACCATTCGCAAGGGTATTATGATACCTATGAGGATGGTGATGAATTGTGCCTGGCCTACTATCAACACGAACGTCAAACGCCCTTACCCAAGGATGTGTTGGAAAAGACAATTGAATTCGGATGGGGAAAGGACCGCAAGGAACTTCGGTTGATCGGCGACCGTATCCCGATTGATCAACATCTCAAGTTCCAGATTACATATTGCTAGAGTTCTTGTAGAAATCCTCATACGACATGCGAGGAGCAGGTGGAGCCGTATTGGAAATCACATGAGGCACAAAGCGATTATACAGTTGTTGCCCTACAAGGGTAGACGCCTGTTCTGCTGTGATTTCACCCCGTTCAATTTTTCTCTTGAGGGCCAACATCTCAAAAAAGGTACTGTCTAACTTGTCCTCCATGTGAAGTTGGAACAGACTCGGATAATTGAAATACAAGGTTGTATTCTCATTCTTCAATGCCTCTTCGTATCCAGGAGTTCCCTTGAGACGACGATGCTTCTTCTTACTCACGTCCATCTGTCTGACCAACGCCTGTACCTGTGTCGCTGTAAGTTGTGTATCATTGATACCACGCACTCCCTCTGCGACTTCTTGTGGTGTGAGTTCACGTGCTGCAGCCATGTTTATACGAAGGATAGACACTTTAAACCAAAACCTCACGCAACTTCACCATCAGTTCATCGCATTCTTTTGCGTCGGTCATTCCGGTAAGAATGATATTCCCCGTTCGAAAGACCTTTGCAATCCACTTCACGTCAGGAAAGTATATTTTCACGGCTGGATACACTGCCGGTTCATAGTTTGTCTTGAACCCCTTTTTTCGTAAACTCGCATGAAGAGTATCTCTGGATAGATTGGTAACACCGACGAGTTTCGTCTTGTAGTTCATAAGAACAACACGTCGATTGTCAGGTGTCCATGCACCTTCCATCATTGCCTTTGGACAGCATTCCTCAATCTTGGATTGTAGATAGGATGTGACATGTCGATCATATCGTTCATCCAGTACACCGGTAATATGAAACACGCCGTTTTGGAATATCTTCACAGTGATCTCCTTCTCAGGAAGTGTTCCGTCACCCTTGGAAAGCAAGACAAGAGTAATACTATTGTGTCCAAATCCAGTTGTTCGGCGTGGTTGAACAGCAACTTTGCGATGACGAATGCGATCCTTTCGAGACTCGCCACGTCGCAAGACTCCTTGCTTTTCAATCTTGATAATCGTGTCTGTTAGCGGAAGTTCATGAACCAATACCTCCGTATCCAATCGCATTCCCATCGTGTACAATACGACCATTGTGGTTAGTATCGGAGTCTCCATGCGGTCTCTCCGTGTAAATGGAATGAATTTCGTTTTTCCAACTTTGCGAAAATGAAAGAGGAAAAAGAGATACCACGTGACATGAAAACTTACGAATAGCGGTTCGTAAGAACACCTCTTCTTGTGGAGTCAACATCCAGCCTTCTAGATATCCAAACCATAGTTCCGCATCTGTTTGGTGCTGAACAATGCTCTGAACGACGGATGCAAGTTCCTGGAGAGGAATGATGGATAAATCAATACTTTTGGGTGGTCGTGTCCGAGGATATGTATAGACTATCAACATGCTTAGATAGATAGAAACACATGTAAACTTAGGTGACGCGCACATTGGGAACTGCAGTATGTTGGATAGGAGCAGTCTTGTCCTTCAGTAGATTCCTCTGCGCGGTGGTCAGTGCACAGTTACAACCACTTGCAAGCGTAGGAGGCTTGCCACACACTTGACAACAAGCAGCTGTATTCCATCCACGCTGATACTTGTTCTTCTGGTCTTGGATCGCAGAGAGTTGTGCATCGGCTCGCAATCTGTCGTTGTATTCTGGAACAACAGAAGAGGAATAGCAGACCTGAGAAATCTGAGATGCCTTCCTGTTGACGGGCAACTCACCTTGTGCGACCGCTTGTCCTGCCTCAAATGCCTCAAACAGGGTTGTATCCTGGACAGTGTGTGCCTTCGCGTAACGAGATTGTACACGAGTTGAAGGACCATCCAGTACAGTCACACATGCGCTCGCAGGGGTCTTACTCTCCTGCACTGCTGAAGCGGCCAACCGTTTCACAACTTCGGTCTGATGACCCGCATCTCTGTGTGGGCGAGTATCCACAAACTTTTGGAGTCTCTGTTGTTGTCTGTTCAGGTATTCGCTGTAAGACGACATTTACTCTTTACGAACAAGTAAAAACCGATGGAGGGATTACGTATCCGAATTCCAGAGGTATATTATTGTTGTACTGAACGTTGTTATCGTTTGTCTCGTCAGTTCGTTTGTAAACGATGTGTGTCCGACATGTTCTCAGACGCCAGGATGCGTCAGGAAGTGTCTCCGACAACACTCCCGAGTGAGCCCAAGGTCGTCCATCGCACGCCCTTCCGCAGTTTTCTTAGTTGTTGAACTGAGATACACCAACTCGTCCTTCTCGGGTCGTCCATCTTCCACGCGGTTTCCCTTCACTAACTCTAGATAACGCTTCCACTTTCCAGCAATAGGAAGATTACATGTATAACAGCGTATCGGAATCGGGAAATCCATTGTACGTTCTTCTTATTATCCTTACCGACTTCCGTTTTTCTTGTCTACCGAAGAAACAATGAAACGACAAACTCTTGTCATTGGTATACTGGTTGTGCTGTTGATATTCACATTTTTGCTGATGGGAGCACAGCAACAGATATTTCCGGGAGTCGTGGATCTTCCTGCGCGAGTTCAACAGGATTTGAACAACGAGAAGAAGCGATTTCTTCCCGAAAATAGTCTGGATATTGCTATGGCGATGAAGATTATTACCCACGATGAACCCAGTATCCTCGCACCTCCTACCCCACAACCTCCGCTGTTGCTGTTCCCTCCCTCTCCAGAGACTCTTGCACGTTTGTCTGGGGAGTAAACAATGAGCAAGACAAAGCAGTTTATTCTCGTGTTGTTGGTAGTTGTCGCACTTGTCCAAGCAGGTCTAGGAGGTCTCCGAGACATGTTTGGATTGTCGGTGTTTAACATCTCCTCACAGCATAGTTGGCACGACTCTATCATTCTTCTCCTGTTGGCGATTCTGGTTGCCATCACAATGAAGTAAAAACGGATTTATGGGTGTCAACCTACAGAGACTTCCCCCCTCAGAATGAAGAACCGATACAGCATCTCACACAGAATGGAAGACGAACTGTATATCAGCGAAGAACTTGAAGAGATGATGTATACACATTGGCTCTTGAAGATGCGCAAAGACTTGGAACGAAAGCAAAAGGAAGAAGCCGAAAAGAGACGAGCACTCTGGGAACTCTTCTTCATTGCGAACATCTGTTACCTCCACGACCGAGAGGGTTGCCCCGAATGCCGAAGGTATGGACTCGGCATCTGTCCTTCCGCCAAGGAGGAAGGCTATACACTACCACATGACTTCTAACTCTTGCGCACTCCAATACTCGGACTGACCGTTCGGCATCTGTCTACGAATCAAGAACGGCAACTTGCGTTGCTCTATTTCTCGTTTGGCGACATTCCAGACAAACATAGGGTCACTTGTTTTTAATCCTTCCAGGCTGACCAAAGGTTTCGCACCCTGCGCAATCTGTTCCGCACGAGTTGCTAGGAGAGTGGTGTACTCATACTTGGTAAAGTACTCCCGTGTGATGCGAGGCTGCTTGATGGTTTCTACAACCTCGTTACGAAAGATAGGTTTGACGTCCATTGTATTTGCCTACCGGTTTTTTGTAGGATATTCTTCCGTTTTACATAAATGCCCAAGACACCCGACGCATCCTTTGTCACACAGTTTGCGCGTGTGAATGCAACCGTCCCAACCGACCCCGTGAAAAAGTCACGAACCTTTGTCGCACCTACCAAGCAGGGTTACCTGTCTGCGGTGCTTCGTGCAACAGATGAAGGTAGAAATATTGCGTTTTCTCAATCGGTTCTCGCACTTCCGGAATGGAAGTCGCCGCAGTTCAACGGAAGGTTTTTCGTGAAGTAAAACAATGCCAAACATCTCTGCGTCTGACTACACCACCTTTTTGAAGTTCAAGGCTGCAGCGGCAAGTCCCATTCGTCCGGATATCCAAACCCGCACGAACGCAACCGTATCTCAGTCTGTCTTGAATGCGAACATTCTTGCGAGTCAAGCGGCGTTTGTCACAACGCCATACAGCACGTCTGTCTTTACAAGTCCAACCACTATATCTGCTGTATCCAGCCAGACAGTCACTGCTGCGCGAACGGATATCATTACAGGATCGTTAGTATCTGCCACAACAACGGTGATTACGTATACAACTTCCCAAGCACATGGGCTTTCGAACGGAGACCTTGTAACAATTACTGGGCTTTCCGGAGCAGTTACCCCGTCCCCAAACGTCACATCTAGACCCGTAACCGTTACTGGCACAACGACATTCACTGTAACCGCAGCCTCTGCAGGAGCGGGGTTTTCAGCTGGAGCCGTTAGTGGAACCGGAAGCATCACTGGACGAGTGTATTACACAACCAGTGTCGCCCATGGACTTTCTGCTGGTCAAGTTGTCAGTATTACAGGCGTTACAACCTTTTCTGAATCCAACGCAACCGTTCTCGCATCTCCTACCGCAACGACGTTTGTGTTATCAAGTAGCGACACAGGAACGGCAGTCAGTGGCCAAACAGGAACAATTGTCGGATTCGTGTATTACACAACAGCGGCGGCACATGGACTTTTATTGACTCGTTCGGATCAGTTTGTGACTGTTTCAGGTATTACCGGTACCACAGCATTTAATGTCGCACAAGGATCGATTGTAAATGTTCCAAGCGCGACTGTGTTTGTCATGTCTGGAACAACCGTAGCATCAGCGACAAGCCAGTCTGGAAGTGTTACGGTTACAACTGTATTCAATCCAAACGTCAGTATTCGCGGGAATGCTCGTGTGCAAGGACAGCCACCCAACAATGTCAACAATCCAAACGCATTATCTACTCTTTCCTGGACATCGGGAACCTCTGGAAGTGTAGGATCCACAACATCTTCCAAGTTTGTCCAGACAGGTGGACTCCCAGCGAAAAATGTAGTTGGAACCTACACTCGTTTACCTCAGAAGGCGGGTTGGTAAATTACCCCCTAGCCAGTTGCTTCCAAGTCGTATCACACGCAGCACACTGATACAACCATGCAACATTGACGGGATCCAACTTAATACCCACTATATCCGAATCACGCCCACGCGTAGGACATGATTGATTCGGACATACCATCGTTGTAAATCGTGGCAACGTTGGGTCATATTTTAGATAAGGATTAATAGAATACTGTACCGATGTATCCTGTTGTAGGTCGTGCTCGTAGACAACCGGATTCGTTTTTGTGACCTCCTCTTCGTAAGGACAACTACGACACTTTAGAAACGCCTTCTTGTCCTTCTCCTCAATAGAGTATAGAAAGTTATTACACTGCTGACAGAACTTCATGGTGGTGTATTCTTATTTGTTCTCTATAGATTCCTTTTGAATCGTGAAACCCATTTTTGTGCGTTCAAAACGAACGGTTCCCGCGAAAGTTGTCTGAAGGTAGTAGTACAGGATGCCGACGAAACTCGACCTCTTTCTGAATGGTAACCCGAATGGAAAGACTGATCAAGAAAGGCAAGGCAGAATGACAGGCAAGGGTCAACCTTATACAATCAACACAATGCAGGGATATGAACACTGGATGGTGAACTCGGATGATATGGAGGAGTTCTACAAGTTGTATTATGCCAACATTCTGAATGGAGTTCCCATGTATTATACAGAGCGTTGTACTCCGATTGGTCAGTTACGTGTCGATTTGGATTTCAAGTATGACGGAGTTGTAGACGACCACAGACATACACAGGATCAAGTCCTTGCGTTTGTGAAGGCATACATGGAAGAGGTCAAGAAACTTGTTACTGTGAATGATGATGTTGAAATCTACGTGTTGGAGAAGGACTTTCCTACCTATGACAAGGCAAAGAACATATCTGCGTCTGGTGTTCACATTCAGGTTCCGGCTATCAAGAGTCGTCCATCTGTGGAGGAGACTGTACGTCGTATGATGTTGAGGCGTATGGAAGAGTTCTTCCCCGGTCTTGGTCTGCGGGATGATTGGAACAAGGTATATGATACATCACCGCTCAACCACAATGGTCACTGGCCGATCCTAGGGTGTAAGAAGGCAAATGACGGAGCCTTGCCCTACAAGATTCGCTATGTCATTGACTATGATCACGAGACCGGAGATGTCAGTGTGGATATGGATGTCCCACTGATTCCTACCATTGATCTTATCCGCAAGTTATCGACTCGTTCTACCGCTTCGGAAGAGACATCTTTGACTCCTGAAGGCGAGCGCATCTGTCGTCCTCCACAGACAGAGCCTTCTCGAACTGTCTCTCGTGGTCGCGCAACAACGCGTGATTCTCCTGCATCTCGTAGTTCGTCTCCCGGTAGACAATATGTAGAACCCCTGACACCTGCTCGTGAAAAGTATATCCGTTCCCACGTCTTCAACCTGAAACCTGAGAGATACACAGATTACAAGTTGTGGATTGATGTGGGGTTCTGTTTGAAGAACATTCACCCTGACCTGGAGGAAGTGTTCCAGGATTTCAGTGAGCAAATCAACTCTGTCAAGCCTGGATCCTACAACCAAGCCGAATGTATGAACAAGTGGAATACATTTGGATTCCGTGTGGAAGGAGAGCGTCTGAGTGAGAAGAGCCTGCGGTATTGGTCTCGCGAGGATAACCGCGACGGATACGAGGAGATTGAGAAGGGAAATGTGGACAAACTGGTGGATGAGGCGGCAGGAACAGGCACAGACTATGATGTCTCCATGGTTGTCCACGCAAGGTATCGCGATGAGTTCCGCTGTGCGAACTATGCAAACAACGACTGGTACTACTATGTGGGTCATATCTGGCGCAACTCGGAGAAGGGTGTGGAACTTCTCAAGCGCCTGTCGTCGGATATTGCGAAGATGTTTCTAGAGAAGGAGTTGATTGAGGGTGAGAAACTTCGTCTGTCGGGTGGATGTACACACAAGGAACACGATCCCGAATGCGATAGCTGTGTTGCAGAGGACAGGAAGAAGAAGTATCTCACTGTGCGTATGAAGTTGAAGACCAACGCCTTCAAGAATAGTGTGATGCGCGAGTGTCAGGTGCTGTTCTACGACCCCGACTTTGCGAAGAAGTTGGATGACAACAAGCATCTCATTGCCTTCAACAATGGAGTGTTTGATACGCTCTGTCAGAAGTTCCGCGAGGGACGTCCGGATGATTGTATCAGCATGTGTACCAACCTGGACTACAATCCAGACATCAAATACCACGAGTATGCCTGTTGGGAGGAACTCAAGTCCTTCTTGGAGAAGATTCTCCCGATCCCAAGTGTTCGCATGTTCTTCCTGAAGCATCTTGCGACCAATCTGTCGGGTGTCTTCCAACCACGATTCATTATCATGACCGGAAATGGATCAAACGGCAAGTCGATGTTGATGAACCTGATGTCGACGGGTATGGGAGATTACTGCTACAAGGTGAATGTGGCGATGTTTACCCAGAAGCGTGGCAAAGCGGGTGCGGCTGCTCCCGAGTTGATTCGTATGCGAGGCAAACGATTTGTGATGATGTCAGAGCCTGATGAGGGAGAACCTCTGTCTACGGGTATTCTCAAGGAGTTGACCTCTTGCGAGAAGGTGTCTGGACGTGATCTGTTTGCGGGTTCCAAGCACATGATTGAGTTTGACGTCCAAGCCAAGTTCCATCTGGCCTGTAACGAGAAGCCACCGGTCAACACAACCGATGGAGGTACCTGGCGTAGATTGAAGGTGGTTCACTTTCCTTCCAAGTTTGTGGCCAATCCTCAGGGACCCAACCAGTACATGGTGGATGAAACCATTCAACAGAAGGTGCTGTCTCCTGAATGGGCAACGTGCTTTATGAACTATCTCGTCCATCTCTACACAGAGGGCAAGGGACTCGGTAAGTTGTCTCCTCCTGCGGAGGTGGATGCCTATACAAATGAGTATCAGGATGATTCGGATGTGATTGCGAGGTTCATTCGCGAGTATATTCACGCGCGCGAAGGACCTAGTGGAGAGGACATCAACCCAATTCCTTGGACGGAGGTGTCGTCTACATTCCAGGAGTGGAAGCGTCAGAATGAGTTGGTCTATCGCGGAAGTGCGACAGAACTCAAGAAGAGATTAGAGGACAGATTCGGAAAGCCTCGTAGAGGAGGATGGACGGACTTTACTTTCGGCGTGGTCTAGTCTTGCGACTCTTCTTGCCGCCACGACGAGTCTTCTTGGACTTGCGTTTCTTGCCACCCTGGACGCCATCCGACATTCCACTTGGGTTCTGAACAACAGGTTGAGGCTGTTCTTGTGTGGTTCCTGTGACTGATTTCCACCAGTTTGATACAGTTTCCATTGTTTGTGTGTGTTATTTTTTCCTTTATGCCGTCTTGCCGGCGCCGATCTTGGACAGGTAGTATGTCCTCAGCACACCGATCGCGTAGACCACCACGGCGAAGGAGATCATCAACTGGATGGTTGCAGCAATCATCTCGCCTGTCTTCAGGGTGACGCCACCCACAACCACCACGGACTCGGCGATACCCTTGCTCCCCAGAGGTGCCAACAGGGGTGCGACGATACCCTCTGTCAGGGCAGTGAAAAAGCGGGACACAACGGCACCCAGGTAAAACGACGCGCTCAAAATTATGATGTCCTTCGAATCCAGCATATTAGTTTGTATTGTTTTCTACATTATTTTTCGCTTCTCGTGCTAGACGGCGTTTTTCATTGACAAATTAAAACGGATGTATGACAATCACGAACATAGACTCTCCCCCGAAATGGAGTGTCCAATCTGCTACGAAACTATACAGGAAACAGGATGCGTGAAACTGGAGTGTTCTCACTCCTTTCACGTAAAGTGTCTTTGGTCATGGAACAACAATACGTGTCCGTTGTGTCGAGGCGAGTTTGTTGAACAAAAGAATGAGGAGGAAGAGAATGATTCCAATGAGGAAGATTCCGAGTCGGGATATGAAGAGAATCCATACTTACGTCACCCCATTCCAGAAGACAGTGTTATGGAGAAACATGGTATTCATTGGGGTATAGACTTCATCGAGAAACGTGATAGACTGTTTCCAATCCCTGACTTCAAGGGAAGTCATGAGTTCGGAAGCGGTTATACATCCACGTTGGTAAATCTTCGTAAACGCAAACAGCATGTATTACATGATTCCTACGCAACAATTGGACTAGAATATGACCTTTCCGGGTTGAGTGATCCACATTACGACAGTGATTAATTCTAAATCTTTGAAGTAGGTAATGGGAATCGATACTCGCTTCTGGGGTCCGAGTGCGTGGCAACTATTTCACTTGATTGCCTTTTTCAGCCCGAATCCACAGGATACACTCCTGGACATCAAAGACATGCTCCCGTGTAAATTCTGCCGGGCAAGCACGACAGAGTATACGGCAATGATGCCGATATCCTCCTGTGATGACCCTGGACGATGGCTATATGAACTCCATAACAAGGTCAACCATAAGTTGAGGACACAAGCCAAGACAGACCCGATGGTGGTAGACCCGGGTCCGAATCCATCCTTTGAAGAGGTGAAGGCACGCTACGAACAGATGAAACCTACGGCAGTTCCAGGTCGTGACTTTTTGATGTCTGTTGCCGTGAACTATGGAGACACCCCACCCGTAGAATGTGATGTCCAAGCCATTCACAAGACCTTCTGGATTCGCATGACACAAGTGTATCCCTTTGAAGAACTGCGTGCGATTGTCGGTCAGTATGTCAAGACACACGACATTGAAAAAGCCCTCAAGAACCGACAGACCTACTCCAAGTGGGTCTATGGGCTTTTAAAGAAGTTGTCTTCCAAAGTCAAGGCACCCATTCCAACCTACGCAGGATACATCCAGCACGTGATGTACTACAAGAGCGGATGTCAAAAGAAGACCTACAAGGGCAAGACCTGCCGTAAAACGGGAGGAGGTGGGCGCACCAAAGATAGAGACTATCGCAAGACACGCCGTGTGATTGAAAAAACTCTTCTCTGAACTATCTCTGTAATGGAGGCAGGTCAGAACATATTGGGATTTGCTCTGTTTGGTTTGTTGGTCTATGCTTTTATTTACGTGTGTTGCTTTTACCGGCGTTCTTCTCCTGTAGAGCCTCCATCTGACGAATACGTTTAGCGGAATAACATGTATCCTTTCCTTGTGCCTTTTCCTTGGCGGACTTTTTACTCTCTCTGCGTGTCTTGGGTTCGGAATCCATTCTGTGGGTAAGGTTTACAACTTACGCAGATTGGTTTCCATTTTTAGTGCTTACGACCACCCTTGCGAGACTTCTTGGTCTTGCGAGTGCGACGACGACCACCGGTAGCAGGGGCAGCGGGTGCCTCGACCGCGGGCGCAGAGGTCTCGTCCTTGGGAACCTCCTCTACGGGCGCATTCCCACCCTTCATGGACTTCTTGTAGGTCTTCTTGGCCATCTTGAGCACAGCAGACAGGGGCTTTCCCTTGTTTGCCTTCATGGTCTTCTTTACGTGACTCATCCATGCACTGCGCTTACCACCTGCTTGTTCACCTTCCATTTATTGGGAACGCAAGAAAGATTCCGTACGCAGCGCCTCAGGTTTTTCACGGAATCCTCCCCCGGTGCGATCGTAGAGATTCCACTGGCATCCTAGATACATGGGTTTGTCCCACTTCGCATTGACCGTTCGCAACTCGGGGTCAGGTGCGACCAGTGTAAGGTTGTCGCGATTGTAACGAATGAGTTCTTTTTCGTCACGAGGATGAGAGGCTTGTTGGTATGTGAGTCTCCGTAGTCCTGACTCGTTCCAATTGAGATTCACAAGTTGTTCAAGTTCTGTTCCTTGGACACTGCCACCCGACACAAGCAAGATCTTCCCCTTCAACGAATCCAGTGGAAGGGTTGCGACCTTCTTATGGATGGAAACCAATCGTCTTCGCACAGTGGTCAGCAAATGTTCTGCGACCCGATTCATTGTAATGGTCTTTTCCGTGTGAGGAACAATCGAGAGAATAAACGGACCATTCGAAGGAAACGCGTCATTCGCAATGAGTATACAGACTTGTTCAAACGTGATATTGTCCACGGCATAATCATATCCGTCATTCTGAGGATGTAACGCAACAACGGGTTGGTCTTGTTCATCGGAGTAGACATGGACTTCCAACAAACGGGTTCCACGGGCAAGAGCAGTCGGGATGTCTTCAAAGACGGAACCCGGAACATAATAGTCGCAGAGTCGTTTCCTTGGCATCAGGGTGGGTTGCTCTCCGAGTGTTTCATTCATCAAGAGATAGCCTATCGCTATGAGTAAAACTACGGCAATCAGCCACTCCATTATTCTTTTGACGATGATTCTATTTTCGGCATATCAAACAACAGATTACGAAACGAGTTGATAACTTCATCGGGCATTCGTTCATCCATGGGCAGATTCATCAGACATGCGTAATGAAAATACAAGCAGTACATCCCGCACTCGGAATCCTTGTATTGATGGCGTGTCTTGTTAAAGGTCATCTTCATGCCCTTCTTGTGAATACCCGTTGCGTCCCACTGTTCCTTCCACCGCTTCATCAATGTCTTAATTTCTTTCTCGGGCTGCTCTGCGTAGGAATCAAAATAGGTGACACGGGGGTAATCCAACTCGGGACGAATGTCGCAAAACACCGCAACCCAGTGTTGACCAGGTCCGTCGTGAGGATCGGTGTTGATGACAATCCCAATGCGTTGCTTTCCCTTGTCGTAGACATCCTTGAGTTTGAGAGAACACAACGCAGAGATCAAACAAGTCTGTGTTTCGCTCTTCAAGTCAAAGTCAATCGGGACTGTCGCCACATAATAGTAATCCGCAAACACTTCCATATAGTTCTTTTCGACCTTGTCAATGTCATCCGATGACAACCATTCATACCGATTGACTGCCCATTCCTTCGGTGCTTTAGGTTTGCGAAGAAGACTTGCAACAATACATTCAGCCCGACCCGTATGACACTTGTCGCGAAGACGGCCCTGAAGTTGACGCCAGGTCTGCTCTGTATTCCCCTTTGCTATGGGAGACTCTTTGGGATGTTCCTTGTTGTACACCTGTCGGAGACGTTCAATGTCCTCTTCGTCAAACACAGACATTCCTCTTGTTCAAAACGGACACTTTTAATCCTTGTCTAGGAACATCAATGGAGTCGCTAAAGCCAGTTCTGTCTCGTTATCTGGATATCAGC